ATCTATCCGAAAATGATAGACGAAGCTCTCATAGAGCAACCTCACACTATTGTGATTGGGTTACCGGAACCTTTGAAGGTCCGCTGTATTACAGCTGGTCCACCTTTGACGTATTCGGTTTTGAAACCAATGCAAAAGTGGTTATGGAGACAATTGAAAGATCAATCTTGCTTTCAATTGATTGGAACACCTGTTACCTCTGAGATTGTGAGATCACAACTTGGTAGGTTAGGACCCGATGAAGAATTTATCAGTGGGGACTATAAGGCAAGTACAGATAATCTACATAGTTGGGTTTCTGAATGTTTGTTAGAAACCCTTTTTGAGGTGTTTAAGGATACTTATGAGGAAGGTAAGTGTGAAAAAGATAAATTTTCTGATAATATGGAAAATTTTAAAACCCTGATGAAAAGGGCTCTTACTGGTCATAAACTCATGAATCCTAAATATATGAGAATGTATCGTCAAGGACATTTAACGTACGACGAGCCTGATCTCTTCAGAGATCAAAAGGAAGGACAGTTGATGGGAAGTGTTATCTCGTTTATTTTCTTGTGCCTTGCCAACGGTGCAATGTGTAGATATGCTATGGAAATATCGGATTTTGAAAACTATAAATTAGTAGATCGTCCGATTCCTGGTTATAAAACTGCACGTCTCCTCATTAATGGGGATGATTGCGTATTTCCGGGCAAGGAGAAGAAGTTATTTCAACTTTGGAAGGATATAACTGCCTTTGGTGGTTTAGAGTCCTCGGTCGGAAAGACTTTTGTGTCAAAGAAATTTATGACGATAAATTCAATGCAATTTACCTATGAAGATATTAAAGAAGATTGGGAAGTATTATCTGGTGAAACTTTTTCATATAGATATACTGAAGTCAAATATGTTAATTTGGGTTTAGTATATGGACAGAAAAAGAGCGGAACCAGGGGTAAACCCTTCTATCGGTTAGGCGCCATAAGTCGAGATCTTCATAAGAGTTGTCCTCCGAATTTGTACGATGCGGCCTTTAAATTATTCATTAAGGCTAATTCTAAAGAACGATTTCGCGAAAAATATGACGAAAATGGAAAATTAACCATTGTCAAAGATTTTTTCGGATCTTTAGCTGATGCTAAAGTACCATGGTTTATGCCCGAATGGCTCGGGGGTTTAGGTCTAGTACCAAACAATATATCCATGAGTAAAAGCGAAAAACGTTATAGATCGTATTGTGCATCTTATATAAGAGATGGATTAGGAGATGGATCTATTAAAATTGCGACCATGAGCAATCTTCCGGAATGGAAATTCCATAATCTTGTGTATAATGAGATTGAAGATTATTCCTTCTTAGATAATCAAATGTTTAAGAAAGTTGAATTTGATGGTACTGAACGTTCCCTCGAAGGAGAGAATTCTAAGTTATATCAACTTATGGTTGTTGATCAATTGTTGACGAAATCGTCTGAACAACTTAAAGCAATTGTCGATGAAGATCGAGAAGAATCCATTTTGAGAAGGGCTTACTTGAATAATGTAAAAGTTTGGAAGAAAGCTTCTAACGCAGTAAATCGCGGTAGAGTTTCGACCAAAATTTTAGACTCGGATTTAGAGTCAGAGAAAAAGCCTTCTTACCTCTCTTGTTTTGATGTTCGCATTGCGGACACCCCGTTAGAAGTCGTTAACTAGCGGGTTGGGGTAGCTCCCCCTTGATGTTGAGTAATTTACTCATCCAATTCAACAGCTTTGTAATGGGCCTGATTCGTTGTCCCGATATCGTCATAGTAGATAATAAGGCGATGGGAGACTACAGGGTCTTTTCACTACACTGCAGTGATGTTAATGGAAATTGTTATGACCGATACGTCGGTATGGGAACCCATTTATGGTGAACCATGTTAATATTATAACATATAAAATTTTACGTCTTACTTAGAGTGTATAAAAGACAACCTTTTATAAAGGTGGAATGGTTATTGGAAACTTGAAAAGACATCAAGTTTGAGAAAGAAGGAAAACTTTCTCTTCTAACAGCT